AGTGCTACAGCAGATCAGACAGCAGCAGAGATACGTACACTTGTAGAAGCTGCTTCAGACAGTAATGTGTTTACTGACGCTGACCATAGCAAACTAAATGCTATAGAAGCTGGAGCTACAGCCGATCAAAGTAATGCTGAGATTAGAGCTGCCGTAGAAGCTGCTACAGATAGTAACGTATTTACTGACGCAGATCATACTAAACTAAATGGTATCGAGTCTGGAGCTACAGCCGATCAATCTGCTAGTGAGATTCTTACGCTTATCAAGACTGTTGACGGTAGCGGGTCAGGGTTAGATGCCGACACCCTTGATGGAAGTCACGCCTCCGCTTTCCAAACTGTCATAGGAAC